GCTCAAGATCATAACTTTATGGTCCCATAGCTCAACTGGATAGAGCAACAGCCTTCTAAGCTGTAGGTTCAAGGTTCAAATCCTTGTGGGATCACAGATGGCCGGATGATGGAATTGGTAGACATGACAGACTTAAAATCTGTTGGGCAGTATTGCCCGTGTGGGTTCAAGTCCCACTCCGGCTACCAGCACTCTTAGCTCAGATGGTTAGAGCAACTGACTCATAATCAGTAGGTCACAGGTTCAAGCCCTGTAGGGTGCACCTTATTTAAAATATTAACAAAATGAAGAAAAAATTTAATTGGACAGCATTAGCGGCATGGTCTGCTATAGCGTTCATATCAATGTGGTTATGCAAACAATTAATAAGACTCCTGTTTTGAACAACAGGGAAATAGTTCAGGCAGATGCTTTAGCAATTGCTATAAAAAACAAGAGATGTGGTTTAGGTATATCTATGGGTGTTGGTAAAACACGTATAGCTATTCAACATCTGTGTAAGCTTTATGATCCTTTTATAAGAGCTTTAGTTGTTGTACCCAAATGGTCTGTTAAAGATTCATGGATGCAAGAACTAGAGTTAATGAATAAATTAGAACTCCTTGATCATATAGAGTTTACAACATACATGTCTTTAAAAAAGAAAGATCCTAATGACTATGACATAATCTATCTAGATGAATGTCACTCATTAAAATATTCACATCAGGTATTCTTAGGTCCTTATTCAGGCAGAATACTTGGTATGACAGGTACACCACCAAAAGATAAAAAATCAGAGAAAGGTGAGATGGTGCAAAAGTATTGTCCTATTAAATACCTTTTTGATGTAGATAAAGCTACTGACTCAAATATATTAAATGACTATAAGATTATAGTACATGAGTTAGAGCTGTCTAAACTACCAACAGTAAAGAAAAAGAATAAGAATGGTGGTTTTTGGTGGACATCAGAACAAAAGGATTATAACTATATCAATTCAAGACTGGCTGATGCACAGACTCAAAAGCAAATACAGTTTGCTAGGATTATGCGCATGAGAGCCTTGATGGATTATACAAGTAAAGAGAGTTATGTCAAAGGTATGCTTAAAAACATTGATACTAAATGTATTGTGTTTGCTAATACCCAAAAACAAGCAGACAGAATATGTAAATATAGTTATCATTCTAAAAATCCTAAATCAGAGGATAATTTAGAGTTGTTCTCTGATGGACGGATTAATCAATTATCATGTGTGTTACAATTATCAGAAGGTGTTACAATTCCAAAGTTAAAATCAGGAATTATTATGCATGCATATGGTAATGAGCGTAAGACAGCACAAAGAATTGGTAGATTACTAAGACTTAACCCTACAGAAACAGCAGTATGTCATATACTGTGTTACAAAGGGACTCAAGATGTTAACTGGGTAAATAAAGCCTTAAAATCTTTTGATAAGAATAAAGTAACCTACTATAATCCATTAAAAAGATGAAAACATTATTAATAACTTCATTGCTTATGCTCCTATTTTGGAGCCAAGCAAAACTAAATTCAAAAAGATGATAAAATTATTTAAAATGATGAACCTATATGGTGTCATAAGAGTACTTAAGAATCCAGAATACTATCACGCTAAGTGGGATGGTAAATCTACAAAAAGATATTAGTCATGGGTAAGATGAAAGAAATATTTATGGAAATGGTTGAACGTGAATATAACGGAGACCATGATGCATACATTCAAGACATGGCAAGACAATCTTGTGAAGAGTTTATACATGATGAAGAGGAATATTGTAATAACTGTGATAGATCAGTTATGATGCGCAATGAAGACTCTGCTATATGTGAGGCTTGTGGACAAGAGTATGTCTATGTAGATGGAGTAAAAAGATTTAGGTGATGATTTGGGATTATAATCATGAGGATCTAATTATAGAGTTTCACTATGATTATGAACCGGGAGAGCCTATGATATGGTCTTATCCTAATGGTGACCCAGGTCATCCAGGATCAGATCCAGAAGTTAAATTATATAAAGCCATGCTAGTTTTATCTGATATTAATGATAAAAGAATAAAAGTAGATGTATGGCCTTTATTGCAGCATATGTATGATTTAGATACAGATGATGTAGAGAAAGAAATACTAGAATATCATGAATCAGAATAAGGAAACAAGAATAGTTAATGGAAAAACCTATATATTTACCAATGGAAGATGGGTAATTGACACATCCAAAGTTGAATTAGATCCACATGACCCAGATTATAGTTGGGATTGGGATCTAGAAAAGAAAAGGTAATGAAAGAACAACTAATTAAAGTAGTTAATTTGTTAGAAAAAGTAGAGACATTTCCAGGCACTTCACAGAGGAGCTTGGATGTGGCTATACTTATAATTGAAAAAATAATAAAAGATGAAACACTGGATTAATGAGGGTAAAGAAATCCTCAAAAAATGGGACTATAGTAAGTCTCAAGGTAGATCACCTGAGCAGGTAGAACGCAACTATAAAGTAATGGAATACACATTGCTTAGTGCATTTCTTGCATGGGTTGGTTATGTAATCTACGTTGTTACAAAGTTCTGGTAATATGAAAGACCAGTTATTTGTAGAAGGTAGAATAAAAGATGGAAAGTTACATTTCCCTATAAAAGCATTTCAGATAAAATTTGATAACTTCTTTAAACAGCATGAAGATGGTGCAAGAGTAGAGATATTTATTGGAGTGCAAGACGGTAAAGGTAGTAATCCTCAGTTAGCTAGAATACACGCAATGATACGTGAGATAGCTAATGAACTTGGTTATACCTTTGAAGAAGTTAAATTACAAGTAAAAAGAAGAGCAGGCCTATGTTTTAATAAGAATAACGTAGAGCACTGTAAATCTTTTGCTAAATGTGATAAAGAAGAATTAAACCTGGCTATTCAAGCAGCCATGGAAATAGGAGACTTTAGTGGTATGCAACTAAGGTGATGGTGGATTATCACTACGGTGTGTCATCAATAGAAATATAACAGCTATAACTAATAATATATTGATCACTTCAGAATCAGCTATCATTTAACTATGTTTAGCTTTGAAGAAAGCTCACTTAGTTTAGAATTAATGTCTTGACCTTTGGCAAGCATTGTACCTAATGCAGCAATATCTTCTTCAGTAGCATCTGTTTGAGTTTCTATTTCAAGACCTTGTTCTTTAGCTAAATATTTCATTTGTTGAACAAGAGACCATAGACAATAAACATCTTGTTCCCATTCATCTAATTTAGGGCCGTCTTTAGCTGCCTTAACTTGTTCCTCTTGAGGTAGATCCTTTAATTTTTGATCTAACTCTTGAATAGCAACAAATTTTTTGAATGTATCACCAACAGTTTCAATTTTATCCTCAGCTAATATCCAATTACTTAGAATTTTTTGGATAGCAGGAATGTAAACAGTTGAGCATGAGATACCTGTAATTATTTTAGTAAAGTCATAGGTATTAAATGTTTGTAGTCTTTTTTGTTCACTCATAATTAATTAATTTATAAATCAAAGATACAATAATATATGGAAAATGTACAAGTTGACATCATAAATTTACGTGAGTCACTAAATAATAAGCTATTAGAAAGTGGATGGGAGCGCATGCTTTCACCATTTGTAAATGGATTAGAGTTTGATATAATAATGCAAACTTTAGTTAATAATGTAAACCGTGGTAGAAGATTTACTCCAAAATTTAAAGATGCCTTTAATGCATTCTATGAATGTCCATATGATGATGTTAAGGTTGTTATAGTAGGTCAAGATCCATATCCACAATTAGGATCAGCAGATGGTTTAGCATTTAGTTGTAGTAAAAAAGGTAAAGCTGAAAAGTCTTTACAGTACATACTAAAACAAACCATAGGTGATTATACTGACACAGGAAGAGTTATGTATACACCAGAAGAATGTGATTTAAGACGTTGGGCTAATCAGGGCGTGCTGTTACTTAATACAGCATTTACTGTAGAGGTCAACAAAATTGGTTCTCATTATCATATATGGAAACCATTCACAACATATTTGTTTGAAAATTTAAATAAACATAAAAAAGATACAGTATTTATACTGATGGGTAAAAAAGCAGAAGAGTGGCAAACACTAATACCTAACTGTAAAATACTTAAATGTTCACACCCTGCATCTGCAGCTTATAGAGGCGGAGAATGGGATTGTAATGACGTTTTTAATAAAGCCAATGAAGAGTTAGAAAAGCAAGGAAAACCTTGTATAACTTGGTAAAATTTAGTATCTTTATAAACCCAAAAAAACCAACATAAATGTCTAATAACCAACAAGATATGGACATAAAGAAGTTCAAAAAGACTTTCTTTAATAAGCACAATGTAGAGGTATATGTATTCACTCCAGTAGAGGATGAGTACATATTGTCTCTGCAGAAAATAGATAAGTGTGCAACTAATGCATTTGTAAAAAATAACCCTAGTTATAAATGGATTAAGTCAATGGCCTCAAGAAACAGACGTAGAGAATTTCAGGTATACTATCAAAGTATGTCTCATATTGCTCACATAGCAGGTCACACAAAAACTAAGATAGGGAAGAAATTAGGTAAGAATCATGCATCTATAATAAATGCAGTTAGAAGTGTAGAAAACGGCTTCTATGCTAAAGATAGAAATATGATTCATGCTTATCAACAAATATTAAAAGAGATAATAGAAGATGTGGGAACTATTCCAGAAAATATTAAAAGAAAAATTGACTCCCAACCAAACTCTCATCTTGTTTGGGATGAAAAACAAGATAGCGTTACCACTGTCTAAGCAAGAAGACAAGGATGCATTAGTAAACCTTGGTTATTTAAACTTAGAAGATGACGTATATAAACTAACACCAGAAGCAAAAATGTTTATGGTGAAACTAGATAATTATTTTATAAAAGCTAAGAAGAAGACTGATATACAACTTATGGGTAAGAATCATGTAGATAGAATAAATGCTTATAGAGAAATATTTCCTGCTAAAAAGCTACCAAGCGGTAAGCCAGCAAGAAATAATGTAAAAGCTCTTGGAGAAGCATTTAGATGGTTCTTTGAAACATATGATTACACATGGGATGATATAGTTAAAGCTACTAGAATGTATGTAAATGAATATAGAGATGCTGATTATTTGTATATGCAAACAAGTCAGTACTTTATATGTAAACAAGACAAACATAGAGTAAAGCATTCAACATTAGCTGATTACTGTGATATGATACTGGAAGGTATTAACACAGAGGATGAACACTTTAAAGAAAACGTTGTATGAAAAAATCATCAGATGCTTGGGTTGGGCAGTATGCAGCCTTTAATGAGGCTCTTAAATATATGTTTAAAAGATCTACCGGTGAGGAAAAATCTATATATACACCCTGGCCTAAGTTTAATGACGCAACAACTGATGGTTTAGAATGGAATACATTGACTGTTATTGGTGGTAGACCTGGCTCAGGTAAGACACTTATAAAAGATCAAATAATTAGAGAATCATTTATATTAAATCCTAATGATAAATTTAGAGTATTAGAATTTCAATTTGAAATGGTAGGTAGAACCTCAGCCATTAGAGAATTTAGTTCTATAACAGGTAAAACTTATAAAGAGTTATGTAGTGCAGGATCTATATTAAGTAATGAAACACTAAATGCATGTCATCAGTATGCAAAGGAAAGGGTAAAGTATCCAGTTGATATTATATCTACACCTATGACTGTAAATCAAATGCGTGAGCAAATTGATAGATATATGACAGCACATAAAGGTATCAATACAATAATTACATTAGATCATAGCATGCTAGTTAAGAGAGCACCATATCAGAATAGCACATTAGATATGTTATTTGAGCTTGGTGAGTTCTTTACTCAATGTAAGAGAGACTATCCTTGTTTGTTTATATGCCTATCACAATTGAATAGGAACATAGATAACCCGGATAGAGCTATAGATGGTAAGTATGGTAACTATATTCTTGAGTCAGATATATTTGGCTCAGATGCAATGCTACAGCATGCTGATACTTTAATAGGTATTAACAGACCAGCAAAGCAGAAGATTAGATACTACGGTCCAGATAGATATATAATAGAAAATGATAGAACTTTAGTTCTTCACTTCTTAAAAGCCAGAAATGGTGATGCACGCATGTCATTCTTTAAAGCAAAGTTTGAGCAAATGCAAATAGAAGAAATGCCTACACCCGGCCAACAAGAAAGAAGATGATAAATACAAAGAATATAAATAGAGAAATTATGGGACTAACTCCAGCAGAACGTAAACAGAAAGTTGCAAAACTTAGAGAAGAGCATGAAGATTACTTTCAGACAGAAGGTAAAATAAATGCACTATATATACCTAAGATGGCTTACAGGCCTACAGGTAAAGATGAGTTACATGTTAGTTTCTTTCCAAGTGAAATGGAAAAGGAACAAGATATTTACACAGAATTTGTAAGTATTGATTATGACTCAGAAGATCCTAAAAGGACATTATATTTACACAAACACAATCCTCATTGGAAGGAGGAGTATGAGCTTATTACATCTAGCTCAGGATTTGTAAGACATATAATTCCTGTTAGTGAACTTAAAGTTATCAATGATGTAACAAGCAGAGGATCAACAGATGCACCTGCTATCATTGATTTTGCTAATCCAGATTTACCAAATCCAGATGATCAAAAGATTGAGGATCCTTTGGTAGCTAAGCTAGAAGAAATCAATCAAACGTTAAAACAATTAAATCAAACATTAAGTAAATTAATTAAGTAATGGCACAAAGCGTATTAGTAATTGCTGATTCAGGTACAGGAAAGTCAACCTCAATCAGAACATTAGATCCTAAAGAGACTTTCATTATAAATATTGCTAACAAACCTTTACCGTTTAAAGGATACAAAAGCAAGTACACTCAAATTAGCAAAGAGAATCCTAAAGGTAATTTAACCTCAGCATCAAGTGCTGCAGGAATTATCAAGGCAATGAAACATGTTAATGATAAGATGACAGACATCAAAACAATTGTTGTTGATGACTGGCAGTATATGAGTTCTTTTGAGTATTTTGATAGAGCTAATGAAAAAGGTTATGATAAGTTTACTCAGATTGCATCCAACTTAGCAATGGTTGCAAAGCTTCCAAAAGATCTGAGAGATGACTTAACTGTAATCTTTTTGACTCATTCAGAAGATTCAACTGATATTAATGGGAATAGAAAAATTAAAGCTAAAACTATTGGCAAAATGATTGACAATGCTTTAACTTTAGAAGGACTATTCTCAATTGTATTGTTTGGTAAAGTAAATAAAAATGATGATGGTGAACTTGAATATGGTTTTGAAACACAAAACAATGGAGAGAACACATGTAAATCACCTATGGGTATGTTTGAGGAATTTTTTATTCCAAATGACTTACAACTAGTAAAAGATTGTATTGAAGAATACAATAAGTAAAATTAATAATTATTAAAAAAGTAAATTATGTTAAGTACTAAAGACATGTCTGCCGGTAATGGCGGAACAAAACCAGTAATTGGAACAGGTAATCACAAAGTTAAAATTAACTCTATTACCTTTGATCAAACACCATATGATGCAGATGCATATAATATTACACTGCACGTAGAGTCTGAGCCTGTAGAAGGTGAGTTTAATGGCTTCTTAAAAGACATGAACAATCCTAATGGCCCACGTTATGAAGGTCAAGTAGGTAGAGTTAGATTCTCACCATATCCATATAAAGATGCTACTTTATCTAATGGTAATGAGATTAGCCGTGATACTGAAGTTCTAAAAGCTATGGTATTTCTTGCTGAAGTTGTAGGAAAAAGAGCTGAGCTAGATGCTATTGAAGCTAATACTATTGAAGACTTTATGATTAAGGCTGCAAAAGTATGTTCTAACACTGGTTATATTAATGCATGCTTGGGTGCACGTGAGTGGGAAAACAAAGAAGGTTATATAAATAATGATTTGTTTTTACCTAAGAGAAGTAGAGCTGGTGTGCCATTAGAAGCACTAGATACAGAGAACTCTAATCTTCTTACATTTGATAGAAATGATACTAATCACTTCCGTCCTATGGTTAAGAAAGAAGCTGCTGCAACAACTAGCTTTGAGCCAGTTGGAACAACAGGAGATGACTTTGATTTATAATATAAACCAAAAGAGTGGGCTCAGTGTAATGCTGGGCCCATTTCTTTTTCTTACATTTGCCTTATGTTTAGCACTAAGAACTTTGTAATAGAAGGTTCAGATGTTCCTAGCACATGGGTATTTCAATACTATTTAGACCTACCAGAAAGACTAACAGGTCAGGATATAAAGATTAAATCTATCTTTAATCCTAATGAGAGAACACCAAGCTTTTGCATATATGTAGATAAATCTATAATGCAATACAAGTTTAAAGATTTCTCTACCGGTAAAAGTGGTGCTAAAGTTGATTTAGTTAAGTATGTACTTAACCTCAGCTTTTCTGAAGCCATGAGAAGAATGGTAAATGATTACAATAAGTTTGTAAGAACATCTGACTATATAGAAGACACTAATTTCATCCCGCAATCTAGATGGGAAATTGATTTTATAAAAGTTAGGAGTTGGACAACAGATGATAAAGACTATTGGTTATCATACAGAATAGGTAAAACAATACTTGATGCCTATAATGTAAAACCAATAGAATATTATAATCTGGTAAAACAAGAATCAAATGAATTAAAAAAGCTGAAAATAGGTAGTAAGTTTTGCTATGGTTACTTTGACAAGAATGGTGATGTATATAAAATATATCAGCCCCATAGTAAAAAGCATAAGTTTTTTAAAGCTAAGCAGTATCTGCAGGGCATTGATCAACTTAAGTACAATCAACCTTATTTAGTTATTTGTTCATCTTTAAAAGATGCAATGTGTTTAAAAGGTATGGGATATAACATAGAAGTTATAGCACCAGACTCAGAGAATACTATGATAAAACCACACGTCATTCAGCATCTTAAAAAGAAATTTGATAAAGTAATAACTTTCTTTGATAATGATGAAGCGGGTAAGCATGCCATACAGAAATATACTGATGTATATGGTATACATGGTATACATCCTACTTTATGTAAAGACATATCAGATGCTATGAAACAACATGGCTTTGATGAAGTACATAAAATGCTGAAACCTTTGTTGAAGAATACTTTAAACAAATAATTATGAAATGGTTTATACCAGGAAATGTACCCTCTAGTAAGAATGGAAGACGTTGGACAGGTAAATACTTTATTGCAAGTAAAGCTGTAATGAATTATAGAAAAGCAACTAAACAGTATTATGCTGATTATGCTGATGAATTCAAAGCTGAAGTAGCAAAGTTAGATCTGCCAGTTAAAGTATCATTTGAATTTATAAGAGGTAGCCGTCATAAATTTGATTATATAAATCCTGCGCAAACAGTGCAAGATGATATGGTTAAGCACGGTTGGATTGAGGATGATAATGCTGAGTTTATTATACCAGCATTTGAACAATATACTTATGATAAGAAGAACCCAGGAGTATGGATAGAATTAATTGAGAATGAAAAAAAAGATAATAACAGTTGAAGAATTTTTCAGGTTAAAGCAAATGTTTAGTGGAGGCCAAGAAGATAAAGAACTTGCATGGGAAATATTTGATAATACATATGAAGACAAAATAATACTAAGTCAATTGATGGCAAAGGCTCTTATGTTTAAGAACCGTCAACAATTTATTGATGCAGTTAAATTTGAATTCATTGCTGATTCTAAAAAACTATATGCTTTTATAGAAACAGAATCATTTAATCATATATATATGGATATACTTAAAAAATTACTAGATGAATAACATTCAAGATTTGGTTGCAAGAACAACCAAGAGTTTAATATTTACTGAGCCCTTTTACGGGCTCTTTTTAATTGGTATCAATAAACAATATACAGAACAAATACCAACAGCTGGTGTAAGTAAACATGGTATTGGTATGCAGTTAACTATAAATCCTGAGTTTTATAAAAACCTCAGTGAAGATCACAGATATGGATTAATTAAGCATGAGCTATTGCACATTGGCTTTGGTCATTTAATTATGAGAGATCTATATGCAGATCATAAGCTATTTAATATAGCTGCAGATTTGGAAATTAATCAGTATATAGCAGAAAGTAAGTTACCAGAAGGCGGATTACTGCTTAGTAGCTTTCCTGAATTAAATCTTCCTAAAAAAGCAGGTACAAAAGTTTATTATGAACTATTGGAACAAGCACAACAAGATGGTACATCTCCATCTCTAGATAACTTAATGAATCAAATGGATGGTAATTCACAATATTGTCATGCCGGTTGGGATGACTTTGATGATTTATCAGAAGCAGATAAGAAGTTAGTTCAAAAACAAATTGAACATCAACTAAAAGAATCTGCAGAGCAAACAGTAAAGAAACAAGGTAATATACCTCTCATTAGAAGATTGATGAATGTAGAACCACCAAAGTTTGATTGGAAAGGTTATCTAAGAAGATTTGTAGGAAATTCTAGTGTAGTATATACAAAAAAGCTGAGACGTAAATATAATAAAAGATACTCAGCAAATCCAGGACTTAAAATTAAATTTAAAAATCATATCCTTGTTGGTGTTGACACAAGTGGATCTGTAAATAATGATGAGCTAAAAGAGTTCTTCAGTGAACTTGCACATATGCATAAGACAGGTCATAAGATAACAGTAGCACAATGTGATACCCGCTTGAACAGCGTGAAAGAATTTAATCCTAATAAGGATTGGGAAATACATGGTCGTGGTGGAACTAGCTTCCAACCAGTAATTGATCACTATAATGAAAAGAAGGGAAGATATACCGCCCTTAACAGATGGTGAAGCTTATGCACCAGAAAACTGTCCAACTAATACCTTATGGGTACATAGCAGTGTTTCTAGTATAAATGAAGAGTTACCAGGATTAAAAATAAAATTAAATTAATAGAAAATGGCACAAGTAAATTTAAACATTGATGAGCTAAAAGGATTTGTAAATCACATTATTAACAACAACAGATACTTACAGGAAAACGGTAAGAACGCTGTATCAGTAGAAGTTGTAGGTGAGTCAGGTATTGGTAAGACTTCTACTATTGTAGAGCTTGCAAAAGAGAATAACCTAAACTTTGTAAAACTTAATTTAGCACAGATAGAAGAGCTGGGTGATCTTGTAGGGTTTCCTGTAAGACAGTTCCAGATGTATAAAGAAAAGAAAGTCAATGCACCAGCAAAAATAGATGACATCTCTATGGTTACAGCAGCACAAAGAGCTGCCGGATCAAGTTTAGCAAACTTAAATCAAACCATCACCAAAAAAGTTGGTATGTGGGTTGATGAACTTGCCGTACAAGAGTATCTAAAGAATGGATACAAAATGACAGGTAAGAACAGAATGTCTTATTGTGCACCAGAATGGATAGCTGATAAGAAAGAAGGAGGTATTTTACTTCTTGATGACTGGAACCGTGCAGATACTAGATTTATCCAAGCGGTTATGGAACTAATAGATAGACAAACTTATATTTCTTGGACATTACCAAAAGACTGGCACATAATTTTAACAGCAAACCCAGACAATGGAGACTATATGGTTAACAGTGTTGACGCAGCACAGAAGACTAGATATGTAACCGCTAACTTGAAGTTTGATGTTAATGTATGGGCACAATGGGCAGAGGGTGCAGGAATTGATACTAGATGTATTAACTTCCTGTTACTTCACCCAGAGTTAGTCACACAAGAAACAAATGCAAGATCTATTACAACATTCTTTAATGCAATATCAAGCTTTGAAAGCTTTGAAGATAACCTTGGTATAATCCAAATGATTGGTGAAGGTAGTGTTGGAGATGCATTTGCTTCTATGTTTACAACCTTTATTAATAATAAGCTTGATAAGCTTGTTACACCAAAAGATCTCTTGCTTCATGACAATGAGCAATATATTCTTAATGAATTGAGATCTTGTATTGGTAAAGATGATACTTACCGTGCAGATATTGCATCTACATTAGCTACAAGACTTGGTAATTATTCTGTAGTATATTCTCAAGATAATACTATCAACCAGAAAATTACTGATAGACTTAAGAGTTTATGTACTGCAGATTATTTTACTAATGATCTGAAGTATTTAATTGTACGTACAATATTTAATGGTAATAAAAAGAAGTTTAACAAACTAATGATGATCCCTGAGATTGT